AGGTGTGAAAATGCCGACAAAATCCAACAACACAGGCGGTCGGGGCGGTGCGAGACCCGGTGCGGGAAGGAAGAAATCCGCTGTCAAGGAGAAAGCCGAGAACGGCAATCCGGGCGGGCGCAGACTGGAAGTGCTTGATATTCCCGAAGTCGAGGGTGTCGATATGCCGAAGCCGCATGATTTTCTGTCAGCCGAGCAGCGGGACGGAAGTACCCTGCAGGCGGAGGAAATCTACAAGGAAACCTGGGAATGGCTGCAAAAGATAGGCTGCGCCGCAAAGGTGTCTCCCCAGCTTCTGGAGAGGTACGCCATGTGCAGCGCCAGGTGGATACAGTGCGAGGAGATGACGAACCGCATGGGCTTTCTCTCCAAGCATCCTACGACGCAGAAGCCAATACCGTCGCCGTTCATCAACATCGGCATCAACTACATGAATCAGGCGGTGCGGCTCTGGAACGAGATATTCCAGATCGTGAAAGAGAACTGCAGCACCGACTACGGGGACGTATCCCCGCAGGATGACCTGATGGAACGACTGCTCAAAGCAAGGAAAGGATAAAGATATGTTTGAAAAAGTAAATCCCGCGCATCCCGACAAGCTGGCTGACCGCATTGCCGGGGCCATTGTGGATGCCGCATACAGAAAAGAAAATGATCCGAAGATTGCCGTGGAAGTCCTGCTCGGCCATGGGATGTGTCACATTATCGCTGAAACATCTGTACATATTCCGAAGGGCGAGATCACGGATATTGTCCGCCGTATCGCCGGGAATGTGAAAATCAGCGTCCAGGAAGTTCCGCAGGACGGGCACCTGTCTAAGAATCAGTCTGCCGGGTTTCGCTGCGGTGACAACGGCATTTTCAAGGGCGTGCCTGTGACGGACGAACAGAAAAAGCTGACCAAGATCGCCGCTGATATTTACAGAGTGTACCACGCTGACGGCAAGTATATCCTGGACGGCGAAAACCTGACCATCTGCCAGAGCAAAGCGGACACACAGCAGCTGAAGAAAGCCTATAAGAAAGCCGTGGTCAATCCCCTCGGCGACTGGACTGGTGGAACGGATGTGGACGCAGGAGCCACGAACCGCAAGCTTGGCTCCGACATGGGAGACAGCGTGACCGGCGGTGGCCTGCACGGCAAAGACCTGTCAAAAGCTGATGTGTCCGTGAATATCTGGGCATGGCTCAAGGCACAGGAAACAGGCAAGCCTGTGGAGCTTTCCTGCTCTATCGGCGATGAGAAGGTCGGCGGCGTGCCGTATGCGGAGATCGTGGAGACCGCACGGAAATACATCGAGGGTCTCGGCGGTTTCGAGAAATTTGCGGAATGGGGGTTGGTGCGATATGAAGACAACGACTGAAATGCAGCTCGTTCCGATTGCAAAACTGGTACCTTATGTGAATAACGCACGTACCCATTCCCCGGAACAGATAAGCAAGCTGCGATCCTCCCTCCGGGAGTTCGGCTTCATCAATCCCGTCATCATCGACCGTGACTTTGGCGTTATCGCCGGCCACGGCCGTATTCTTGCGGCGAAAGAGGAAGGCATCACGGAAGTACCGTGTGTCTTTGCCGACCATCTGACGGAGGCACAAAAGAAAGCATATATCATCGCGGACAACCGCATGGCGATGGATGCCGGATGGGACGAGGAGCTTCTGCGTGTCGAGATAGAGGCTCTGCAGGGCATGGACTTTGATCCCCTGCTCACGGGCTTTGATGAAAAGGAACTGGCTGACCTGTTCGCTGACGATTCGGAGAGCGAGGCAAAGGATGATGACTTTGACCTGACTGCCGCTTTGGAGAAAGCCTCCTTCGTGGAGCGGGGCGATATCTGGACGGTCGGCAGACACAGGCTGATGTGCGGTGACGCAACGGATGCCGGGGATGTCGCACTTTTGATGGACGGCAAAAAGGCAAACCTCATCGTGACCGATCCTCCGTATGGGGTCTCTTTCAAGAGTTCCAGCGGACTGACCATACAGAACGACTCTATGAAGGATGAGGAGTTTTACAGCTTCCTCTTCTCCGCATTCAAGTGTATGGCGGATGTGTTGGAAAAAGGCGGCGCGGCTTATGTGTTCCATGCGGACACAGAGGGGCTGAACTTCCGAAAGGCATTCATTGACGCCGGGTTCCACCTGGCGGGTGTGTGTATCTGGGTGAAAAATTCCCTGGTGCTTGGACGCTCGGATTATCAGTGGCAGCATGAGCCGGTGCTTTACGGATTCCTGCAGAACGGCAAGCATCCGTGGTACGCAGACCGCAAGCAGACCACCATCTGGAATTACGACAAGCCGAAGCGCAACGCCAACCATCCGACCTCGAAGCCGCTTGACCTTTTGGGATACCCTATCGGGAATTCCTCGCAGGAGAACGCCATCGTGATCGATACCTTTGGCGGCAGCGGCTCCACCATGATGGCCTGTGAGCAGATGAACCGCGTGTGCCATACGATGGAGCTTGATGAGAAGTATGCGTCCGTCATCCTCCGCAGGGCTGTGGAGAACGGCATCGAACCGGCTGACATTTATGTGGAAAGAAACGGAGAAAAAATGATGTATTCCGACCTCGTGAAAGAGGTGGAGGTTCCTGATGAATAAACTGACGCTTGGCAGCCTCTTTGACGGCTCCGGCGGTTTTCCTTTGGGCGGCTTGATTTCCGGCATCACTCCCGTGTGGAGTTCGGAGGTCGAGCCGTTTCCCGTTATGGTGACCACGAAGCGGCTGCCGTTTATGAAACACTACGGTGACGTGTCCACGCTGAAGGGTGGCGAACTTGCACCCGTGGATATCATCACCTTCGGCTCACCCTGTCAGGACATGTCCGTGGCGGGGAAAAGAGAGGGGCTGGACGGCTCCCGTTCGAGCCTCTTTTATGAAGCCGTCCGAATCGTAAAGGAAATGAGGTGTGCAACCGATGGAAAATATCCGAGATACATCGTCTGGGAGAACGTCCCAGGCGCGTTCAGTTCGAACAAGGGCGCGGACTTCCAGTCCGTCCTCGAAGAAATCTGTTCCGTCAAAGGATACGAGATTGATTCTGCTCGACCTGCGAAATGGCCGAACGCCGGAGAGATCGTGGCAGACGATTTCAGTCTCGCATGGCGGGTATTTGATGCTCAATACTGGGGAGTCCCCCAGCGCAGAAAACGTATCTACCTTGTCGCAGATTTTGCAGGCGGGAGTGCCGGAAAAATATTATTTGAGTCAGAAGGCGTGTCTGGGTATACTCCGCAGGGCTTCCGCTCGTGGGAAGGAGCTGCCGGAACTTCTGAAGAAGGCGCTCATGCGTCAGGCATCGGCATAGACGGATACAACGGTGCTGTCTCTGATGAGGCGGCTACCCTTGGCGAGAACTGCGGGATGTCCACGGGCAGGAACGGTGTCATGGTCTTAAACGACCAGGGCGGCGACCGCATGGATGTGACGGAGGATGTGACCTGTACACTCCGCGCCGAGGCGCACCATCCTCCCTGCGTTATGGGAGCGGCGGGGTTCTGCACGGAGCATTCGGCGGATTCCAGGGGCATCGGATATGAGGAGGAGACTTCTCCCACGCTCCGTGCCGGGACGGTTCCGGCTGCGGTCTATGAGAACCACAGCCAGGACACCAGATACACGGGGCCGCTTGATGTGGCTCCCACGGTGATGTCCACCTACGGAACGGGCGGCAACAACCAGCCATTCGTGGTGGAGGATACACCGAAAACGCTGAAGATTCGCTCCGGCTGCGAGGGCGGCGGCAAGGGCGCGCTGATACAGGATAATAAATCGGCAACGCTCGGATGCAACAACGACCAGACCGTTTTTGTGCCGTTTGTGAAGGGTACCCGTCCGCATTCTGCCGAAGAGGGACAGCAGTGGAAGGAATCCGATGTGGCAAATACGCTGAATACCCATGATGTCGGCGAGGCAAGATGCAACGAGCTGGCGGTCAAGGTCTACGGTATCTGTTCCAAGGATTCAAACGCCATGAAGTCTGATAATCCGAAAAGCGGATTCTATGAGGCGGATACCACACGGACGCTTGACGCAAACGGTGGCAATCCCTCCTGCAACCAGGGCGGCATGGCTGTCGTGGCTCTTGAGGGCAACGGTGCCAGACCATCTCATAAGGGCAGTGGCTATTCCGAGGAAGATGTCAGCTTCACGCTGAATGCTACAGAACAACATGCCGTCGCCTACGGCATCGATCGTGCTACCTATAACATGGGGCAGAACGCCAAGTTTGGGATTGCGGTCGAGGAGGAAGTCGAGCCTACTATGGTAGCGAAGGGACCGGGAGCGGTCGGACAGCCTGTGTATCATTCCAGCAAGAGTTCGTTTCACACGAATTTCTCAGATGAAGCTGTATCTGATACGCTTGTTGCCACTGACTTCAAAGACCCGCCGACAGTATCTGAGGAACCGTACTACATTGTCCGCAGGCTCACGCCTACCGAGTGCGCAAGGCTGCAGGGCTTTCCTGACTGGTGGTGTGACGGGCTTGGGACGGAAGAGCCGACCGAGGAGAAGATCGCTTTCTGGACGGATGTGTTTGAAACGCACCGAAAGGTCATGGGGACATCCTCCAAACCGAAGACCAGGAATCAGATCATCAAGTGGATCAAGGAGCCGCATTCCGACTCCGCAGAATATAAGATGTGGGGCAACGGCGTGGCTTTGCCGAATGTTTGCTTTGTGCTTTCGGGGATCGTGTACTATGCACAGTTCCCGGAGTTTTTGTTGTGAGTAATTCTACACCGAAATGTGCGGAAATCGCTTGATATTCCTGGGGTTCAGAGTGATTAATGTACTACCAAAAACAAAGGAGGTTTTCGCACATGGAAATCAGGTACAACGTAACAGGCGCACAGCGCAAGGAACTGGTGAAAGCCATCTCCGACACCACGGGAGCAAAGGCAAAGTACATGGGAATGCCAACGGCATCCTATGAGATCGACTACTTCACGGTCACCAAGGATGGAACACTCCTCTTCGATGACCGGGCAGACAGCGAGGAGGTTGAGCAGGTGCTTGAAGCCATCGCCGCCGCAGGCTTTGAGTGTGAGCCACAGGACGGCGGGGATTCGGAGGTCGAGGAAGTATCCGATTCCGAAGAAAACGCGCCACAGGCGGCCACGGAAGGGCTTACGGTGGCGGTTCCGAGGGACAGCCTTTCGGATGCAGCCATTGAGAACCTGCAGAGGATCGTGGATTCCAAAGCGGCGCTTATGAAAAAGGCACTCGGTGCGGACAGTCTTCCCATTGAATTGACGGACGAGAAGGTTTCCTTCCCCTGGTTCACGGAGATGGACGGCGATTCCGCAAAGGCATACACGCACCTTGTCTCCGCACTCTGCGATATGGCAAGGAACGCCAAGCGCGTGACCGCTACGGAAAAGGAAGTCGACAACGAGAAGTACGCATTCCGCTGCTTCCTCCTGCGGCTGGGCTTCATCGGCGCGGAGTACAAGACGGAGCGTAAAATCCTGCTGAAGAACCTCACCGGCTCCTCGGCTTTCAAGAACGGAGGTGCTGACCATGAGATTTCCGAATAAGGAAACGGTCGACCGTATCCGCAGGGAGTACCCTGCAGGCACACGGGTGGTGCTGGTCAAGATGGACGATGCCCAGG